TGAAAGCTGATACCTGAGAAAATCATATCTATCAGCCCATATCCGGGCCATATTTTCACGATGGGCTAATGCTTTTTCAATGGAATCAATCTCTTTTTGGAGCCCGATATTTTCAAGCTGACATAAACTCAAAAAGATAAATAACAAACTAAATAGAAAATATAGAAGTTTATTTTTTATTACGGGCATTGGATCTCCTTATAACAATAAGTTGTCGCTGAGGCATGACAATAATCATATTCACAATCGCATTGACTATCATTTAAATAATCACAAGGTAGTAAATCATTGGGGGGATCAATACAATTACCAGAATAACAGGTCCACCCACTACCACATACATTTACGCACGCCTCTGAAAAACTCCACCTATAAAGTTTCCCGCCTACTACAGCAAATAAATATGGAATATTTTCACAATCATACGTTGCGCAAGTGCCTCCTCCCGTGTCATAAGCACAACCCAAATTCCTTGAGTAATACCTCCCCGAATATATCATTATGATATCATCCGTAACCCCGCAATCATCCGTTACCGTGACAGTCGCATAAACATCATAATCCGTTCCGCAAGTCTTTCCGCTGGTATTTATTAGGCTAAGAGTAACAGTTTCAAGGTCATTGTTTGTTTTGTTTGAATTTAGGCTCCAGCCCGTACTTGAAGTTGACCATGTATAAGGTGGGCACGCCGTTCCACCTGAATCTACCCAAAGATTTACGCTTCCAGCAGACTCAATTTCATTATCAGCATCATCATCATAAATAGTCGGTGTCGTGCCGATACATTCACAACCCGAACAGGGAGGATAAAGAAGGGTCTTATGTTGACATTGGACATCATACCACTGAATACCATTACCAATATCGTATCCATTCTTTCCTTGGACAGTAAGAACTGCCGTGGTTTTTTTACCAATATTTCCATAGAACTTTACAGGGATTACACCATAACTACCCCCCGGTAATATTTTCCCGGGTCCCTTCAATGAGATATTAGTGATAATATATGGGATAATTAACATCTGGATATTATAAACAGAAGTTAAGGGGCTTAATTCATTTGGACAATTAAACCCTCCCACAATCACAGGATAACTCCCAATAGAACACCCCGCAAACCAACCTAATCCATATTCAGCTTTAACCCTGGGATCAATCTCAATCCTTTCATCTCCTCCAAGAGAAGGCCAAACAATAAGCTCCATATCAAGAAAGGTTCCATTTCTCCAAGGATGTTTATCCTCAGAGGCTTTTCTGTAAGATGAAGAAGCATCCCTGGGGTTCCCCACATCATTTTCTTGGGTCTGTCTCATTGCATCTATAAAAGATGTTTCATCATTAATGCCTGGAAACCCGCCTAAATTCAAAGGGATCAGGAGCAATAAAACCAGAAAAAATATTTTAATTAGTCGGTTCATGTATCTGCCTTAATGCCTCGATCGATTCCTTGTAATTCGGATTATAGTAAAGGCTTTTGTTGAGATCATATAAGGTTGCTTCCCGGTCCCTGATTGTCGCGTCTAAGAGGGCCTTAAAATACCAATAACTGTAAGGCGTGAGATCCCCGTTATGTGTAGCAATCACTTTGTTAGTAAGATTATTGGCCTCTATTCGTTTATTCGTATAGAAGTAAAAAAATGCCGCCTCGATTTGGTAATAGGAACTATCGGGGTCATATCGCAATGCCTTGACAAGATGCTTTTCGGCCTCGACTGTCGATGCGACCGTCTTAAATTTCATAAATTCAATCTCGCCTAGAAGTCTATCAATCCCCTGTGTCCATATAATGAAGACCAATATCAAGATTACTATGATTCGCATATTGCCCTCACCGAAAAGATATTTGCTTTCCGCAGTTATTAAACGGCAAGAATAATAATCTTTATGGCTTTCTCGTTTGGATATACCCACTCACCACCCCGAGGCTTAAAGAGAACATGAAGGCCGTTGTCATCACCCGGAAAGGGAAGAAGAAAAGGGCGCCTACCAGAACGGCTACAATCGAACACATGAAAGCAGATAAAATAACTTTTTTTACGGGATCAGCCTTTTTGAGATATGCAAACCCCGGCCGCATGACAAAGACGATAAACCATGCACATAAAAAAGCACCTACCAGTCCGCCGTCAACCAAGACCTCAAGATATTCATTATGTACTTCCCTTGATTTTGGTCCATCTATCAATAAAAAATCCTGTGAGAGATAGCCTTTATCCCTTTGCTCTATCCTTGCCTGAGCTTCATAAACCTGGTTCCTATATGACCATAACCCTGTACCAAATAAAGGGTTTTGCTTCCATACTTCGATAGCTGCCGGGAAATCTCCATAAATTCTGACCTTGAAAGAATCGAATTTGGTAAAGGTCCCTTTTGGTATGAAGTTTAAGAACACCATCCCCCAAACAATTAAGATAACCGCACCAAGAGAAATTGCTTTAAGGCTTACTTTCTTCCTATCCCATAAGAGCGAGATAAAGAGAGCTATGCCAATAAAAAACCCGATCCATGAAGACCGGGCCCTGGCAAGAATGAACATCCCAAATATCAGGAGAAAGGCCAAAGACGGTAAAATCTTCCACCTACCTTTCAATATAACAATAAGGCCTAGGGCAGAAAATAGAGGAAATAATAGATAAGTCCCTAGGTAATTTGAATTACCTATCGTCCCGATATACAGCCTGCTTTCCTTTTTAATCCATGGCATCAAGAGATAATGGTCGAAATACTGACACCAGGTTAATGCTGAGACAAGTACCCCGGTTATCAGAATAACCGCCATGAGCCGGATTACTGTTTTACTTTCAGTAAATGCTCTGGAAGTGATAAAGTACACCAAAAGGCATGAGACATTGAAAACAACCGCTACCTTCGTATAGTAAGGGTTTAAAGTGTAAAAGAGCGAAAACAGATTAAAGGCTATCAATAATTTTACCACCAAAGGTAAAGACTTCAATCTGTCAAGACCCATTATGGTCAAGATCGATGCCCCGATCATCATTAAGAGAAGTTTCGGGGTAAAAAAGGCATTTTCTATAATCTGAGGAAAAATGACTATCGGTATAAGGAAAGCCATTAAGTATAAGACTTTTCTCATAGAACCTCCTGGGTTTCTAAATTGTTATTCCCATGCCTCTCTAACTGGTTGTGTCTCTACTGTAAAACCGTACACCTCCATGGTCTCTTCAGCCGCAGATCCGGCATCAAACTTGAACGCCATGCTCTCAGCCTTGGTTCCCTGGAGATTTATCGCTTCCCCATTTTGAGACGTAAACCCATATCCTGAATTGACCATCGAAATTGTCGTCACTCCCGAAGGACTCAAGGCAGTTGTCTTTCCATCCGGGAACATAGAAATAGCTATCTCACCAGATAATTGAGCTTTTGCCTTAACAGATAAACGTCTGAAAACAGAGGATAAAGTCAATTTTCCGTATGGATTGAAATCGCTCGTAATCAGATAAGACTCGATAGGGTTTCCCCAATCACTTGTGCCGGTTCCGGTCTTGAAAACAAATCCCGTATAATCGCCGGCATAGGCATATCGGGCATTATCCGAACCTATCAAGGAAATCCCGCAGGACATAGGCAAGTATCTTTTATGGAGATCATACCATTCGCCCGAGAGGTAATTATAAATCAGTTCATAATTACAGGTCGTTTGGATTCCAGAAACATGAATAGGAACAGCAAAATGAATAGTTCTCTCATTGTATTCTTGCCAGGCATAGGAAATATGAGCATAAGAGGGTTCTATATAATATGTTGAGTTAAGATTCCAATAATCGGATACTTCCTGGCTGATATTGATCACCGTCTGACCATCGGTTAAATAAACCCCATCATGGGCCATAAATATAACGGCATGGACGGTTCTATTCTGATTAAATAATTTTACCGAATCTTCAATCAATAATAGGGTATGAGGTGCGACAACGCCTATATTGGATGTCAACCGGAGTTCATCAAATTTGGTCGGGATTTTACCTTCATAAATGAAAAGGCTTGGAGGGTTCTTGGTACTGACAATCCCGTAAGAATAAAGCTGGATGAAAGCATTTACTTCACCAGGCCCAAATATCCCGCCCGTCATTCCGGCATCGATGCCTTGAGTTATCCATGCCTTGCCTTCAGCAGTATAGTCCAATCCATTCTCGTAGAACTTGCCGGGCCAAAAAACAGCACGGCCATTATAAGACGCTACCCCGTCATATTTCTTTAAAATGGTATTAGGCTTGTAGGCCCCTGATATTTCCGTTATACCTAGTTCATCTTCGTCTGCGTCTGTATCGGCAAAGGCACTTGACCAGATAATCTTATACCAATACATTTGAATCGGATTGCCGCCGAAATTCCTCTCATTCTCGCTGATATTATCCCCATCCCATTGAATAATGCCATCTCTTGTAAGGGAAAACCCGCCTTGTGTGCTTGAATCATCGAGGCTTCCGACTGTGGTAAAATCAGGTGTCGCGGAGTTCCAGTAATAAGTTGTAGGAGTATTGGCAACCGTATCATTGTTTGTATCGGATGTTATTTGAATATAAATAGCCGTAACAGGTTGGACAAAACCGACATAAATAGTCGTAAATCCATCCATCAGGACATATGAATACTCTGATCCGTCCGTGACTTCATAGGTAAAATCTTCATAGGTCGTAGTTCCGGACACGAAGCATCCTGTGGCCGGCATCCACATACTATCCCATAAAGGAGTTAGTTTTTGTGCATCCCCATCAACCCTGACCTGATAAAGCCTGATCCCGGCGGTCAATGCAGCGGAGGTCCCTATCCGATAGATAAAGCCTTGAATATTAGAATTGGGTAAAATATAGGATTCATCGTTAGCTGAATAGGTCCATGTCAGGGCCCCGCTTTTAGCAAAGGCTTTGCCAGAAGTTGTTACTCCATCATCATCAAGACTTTCAACAGCAGCCCAATCTCCTGCTTGTCTGGTATAAACAGTCGCATCCGCTGTTTCATCATTTACATAGGTTGAAGCAAAGCTAAGATAGATAGTGTCAAGTCTTCTGTGGGATATGACATAAACATAATCTGTGGTTCCGCTAATAAATGTCACATAATCGGTAGTATCAGCATTCCTGGTCTCACTCCACGCGTTTTGATAATACTCTCCGGTTACATTTCGGTCTATTAAAACACCATCGGCATACGAGATCCCTGCAAAAATAAAGGGGTAACTGCCATCAGCCGCAAATACGACATCATTTCCCACCGTGGCAGAAAAGGCCGTCCCTGAGTTTGCTGTAAGGCTATAAATAGATGATCCGAAGGTAGCCCCGGCTGTCGGTGGAATATTGGTCGCAGAATAAATGGCATCGTTGAATTGAGCGAAAAGATATTGAGTATTGGAGTCTTTATTGTAATAATTATGGAGACTTTTAACCTCATGGGCCCCGAGAGTTGTCGTATTATGCTTGGTTGTCCCTGCCCTTGTCTTCCACCCTGGTGCTCCAGGAGAAGGCCGAACCATATTTAAAAGTTCTTGGACACTTCCGGGTTCCATAGAAAGATAGGGTGCAGTTCTATTAAGGGAGCCCGCCAAGGGATAGCTTATAAAATTACTTTCTTCTTGAGCGTCTTGTTGAGCATAAGAAGGACAAACTAATATCAATGAAAGTATAAATATATATTTGAGGATTTTTTTGATCATTTCGGTTCCCAATAAATACAACCAAATTCAGCTGGAAGTTGATAAAAAATGTAAACCCCCTTTTTTGCGTAAACCTATATAAAAGGGTGTTTACATACCTTATGGTCTCCACAATAATTTAATAGTCGGGTCTCTAAATTGTTTACTGCCCTAATTTCGGCCCGTCCCCTCTCCTGACTACATTTGAAGTGTAATTAGCTATTCTTGCTTGGAATAGCTCCATAAATTTATCTCCTAAAATGCTTTTGTTGTCTTTGTAGTAGGCTTTTGCTTTCACATAATCCACTATGGCAGGGTCAAAATAGGCAGGGGTCTCGATGGGGCTCGTGGTTGCTGTTACACCGGAGGGCATTGGGATATAATAGACATGAAGGGTAGTCCCGGCTTGAGTAGAATCAGGGATCGGCCAGACAATAATACTGTCATTCCAGAGAGTGTATATCTTTGGTCGGCCTTTCTCGTTCTCATGCCCTATATCTTTTATATCGGCCTTCGCTAAAGAGAATATCCTTTGCGGGCTTGTCGTGTCACCATTGTCATGGATGATCGATTCAATATCAAGGTATGAAACAGCAAAGGCATAATCATAATCATTAGCGACTAATAACACGTCGCTTACAGTAGTTTCAAGACATCTTGCCAGGTTGTTTATTTCTGTAATGGCTTCGTCTATCCATGTTGTAAATTCAGTATCAGCCCAAAAAGAAGCCGTGGCTTCATTCAGGTCGGCCCGGACAATGGTAATAAGAGTCGCGGCCGTGCTACTGGAAGTGTCAATGGTGCCTGAGAAAACAGGAATAGATAGACATAAAAACAGGCAAATAGATATTATTTGAAGGAGTTTTTTCATTTTACGCCCTCATCCCCATATTACCGGATCCACCCAACATTTTCCGGTTAAGATCAATTATTTTCCTTTCTTCTTCTAAAACCTTCGCAGTCCATATCTGCGCGTGCATGATCTCGATCTTGGTATTATCTCCGCCATCCTTAGTCGTTCGGCGCATCTTCTCGGCGTTCCCGGAAAGGTTAGCCAGAGCCCGATGCCATATAAAGTCATGTGTCTCAGGCGGATGAGGCGGATAAACGGCGGTAGTGAATGTCGCCAAATCAGGATAAGACTTTTCAAACTGGACCCCGATATTATATCTTTGGCCTACTGGCGGAAACATAATAAAATGCTCTGTGCCGGATTGTATCGGGCTCGAATAGTTAAGTCTCACATATCTCGCGTGTCTTGGCCGCCCCTCGGATTGCCAATATCTTGCATCATTAAACTGAGATTCTTCAGTGAAATATTCAACGGGATATAAATCAAACATAACCCCGAATACCCTACCAATCTTCCACCTATAATCCGCTGTTGATTCAAGGGTTGAAGTAGGTTCAATCGTGGCATGAGGCAGTTTTATACCGACATGATATATTGTTCCGCCAGAATTATATTCTTCATAGCTTGACGTATCTATGGTAAGTTGATCGTTAAGTTGTTTCAGGCTTAAATCATCTGCTTCCGTAATACTTGCATAAGAGACCGTCCCAGAAAATCCCGTTCCCTGGAATTTCAAAACCCCTGTGCCTGTGGTCGTGATATATTGAGTATGAGTCCCATTGACCGTAACGGCATCCCCGTCAACCCCGCCATATTGAGGCGTAATGCTTCCGACTGTAACTCCTGTTAAGGTAAAGATTACCTTATATTTCTTCCCCGCTGTGGCGGTCTCGACCTTTGCTTCCAGATCGGCATCAGAGGTAACAGCAGCATTTAATGTCCAGCCAGATCCAGAAGTCCAATGAGTAGCCGTGGCCGCGAAACTTCCGTCTGTTACCTTTTCCTCCATATAGACCCGGAAAATACGGTTGTTGAGTCTTTTCATACCCCCACTACCATTAATCATCACCAGGTCGTCATTCTCGAACCCATGGCCTTCTATATTGGAATTAGCAGAAGCGGCGGTAATTACCCCAGGATTTGCCTGTGTGATAGCGGAGATAGCGGCATAAGGCCGAGTAAACAATTCGTCATACCGATCCCTGAGCCATGCAAGAGGCGCACCCATTTGATCAACCATCCGGATCTCCCTTTCTGCTGAGATAAGGGCATCCTGGATAAGATCATCAAGGGCTTCTACGGTAGGATCTTTGAGGATAAACCTCTTGCATTTATTGACTAAACCTAAGTTGGTGATTTCGGAAGCCATTTACTATATTCTCTCCTCAAATTCCCGTTTCTCCCTTGTGATCCGGTCGCCATCGGCTCTCATTTTGATGTATTCAGCTTTTGTGGCCTGGCGCATAGTCGTGTAAGGGAAAAACTTCACATGAGATGTAATTTTACGAGGTTGGCCGGGTTCTTGTTTATAAGTAGGGAACTCGCCGTGATCCGCACATTCAAGAAAGCGCCCCGGAAGAATAACCGGCTTGTTACGGATTATAGAAAGGCACTCCGCATTAACGGTCAAAGTCACATCGGTCTGATCATTGGGATTGCTTTTAGCCGAAAAGATGACTTCCCAAAAGCCTTCTTCGCCGTTTATCATATAGTTATTCGATTTAGGATCAACCCGTTCAATTTTTGGATCAGCATAAACCTTTTGGCTAGTTACGGGTTGCCAATAGGATATTCCTATTACCTTTTTCCATTTATCATCAAAGGCATTCCTGACTTCTCGGGAAGCAGTATTAATCTTACCCCTATTTTCCTTCTCATATTCAATAAGATTCGTTTGGGTTAAAGACTTAAATTCATTAATAAATTTTTCTTGCTGTTCTTGAGAATCTGGTTCCTTAGACATTCTAATCCCTCCAAAGATTTAAAGATCCTCAAAGGGATTCGTTGGTTATTGTATATCGGGCTTACACTTACCCGTGTTAATTATCGTATGTCCCTGCCTCAAAATACGCCAGTTCAGTGGTCGCGGTAAACAGGGTAGCGGTTGAATCAATCCAGAATCCAGCAGGCATAATCTTTTCTGCCGTCGCTACCTTCATGCTCACCTTATTCGATATTTTCTGAATCTGGCCGGAAACTACGCCGGTTTCATTCAGGGTCACTTCTGCGGCCGTTTCACCGTTTGAGGTTAATGCCTGAACACTATACCGCTTGCCATCAATCCAGATGAATGATCCTGCGCCGACATATGTGGTGTTACATTCTGAATTCCAGTGGCCGGTATACGCTGAATCAAGCGTCCACTGAGTCAGGTCTGAATATGTCAATGGATCGGCATTCGCAGCCTTGGAATAATCCAGGCTATCCCAGATACGGCAATTTCCGGCTGAGGCCTGCGCTGCTGTAACAGCATCACCACCACGATATATTTGTATCCCTATATCTACTGTGTTCGGTGTGATAGCGCCATCGTCATCTATTTCAATACCGCCTGCAACTGCCAAAATCCGTGACATATGAACATTCCACTCCATGAGCGCTTCATTTGCGTTCGGATCAACAACCTTGACATAATCCGGAATAAAGCCAATACCGAAAATCAGATCGATATCAGACCCCGGAAGCATGAAAGTTCCTGCTACTATTTTTCCCATAATATGTCCTCCTTATTATTTTTTTATAGTTAGGAACTCTTAGGGTTCTCGATTATTAATTATTTACTAAACCGTTGGGACCGCCGTGGCGCAACACTCAAGCCTTGCGATCCAGTTGTGGTTAAGAATGGCCGAGGTCTGCATCGTTTTCCATGATACCCACCCTAATTGACCAAGTGGGTCCCCGCCTCTCGGCACATTGGGGTTAAGAACTGTCGGCTTAACGGCGTTTTGTCCCTGAAGAGGAACGATACCGTAAGCGTTCTGAGCGACGATTATCAATGGATACACATCCGGATAGCCAGTCGTGCTTATGCCATTGCTCAAATATGTAGAGCTGGTCGCATTTGTAGAAGCCGCCAGCCAGGGCTCAAACAGAGGCGTAAGGATAAACCGGAACTGGTTGACAGACCCTATCTCATGGGGAAGGGCCTTATTGCTGTCCGAATACTCAGCGGCCTTAATAAATCCTGCTAAACCCCGGATATCAGCATCGAGGTCCGTTGAACCCATGCAAAAGAAGGCTTCCTCAACTGGCGCCGTGGAGATCATAGGAGAGGCCTTGACGATCTTGGAGATCATCTGAGCCTTATACTTTCTGAAATGCCTGTAAATCCTATGAAAATCGCCAATAACAGGTGGGCTTAGAACTGTCGCCCTGGAAGTTACTGAACCACCGGCGTAAAATACGTTTGTGCCGGCCTTGAGTACGGCTATCCTGATTACTTCAAGGGTTTCAGCCGCTTGCTCACCGCAGAGATCCATGGATTCCTTGAGGATATCATCCTCATGGGTGTCCTGAATTACATCGGTAATCTCAACGGAGTCGCCGTATTGCTCTAAAACCGCGGTAACGTCCGTGGAGAAGAGCTTACGGCCAGCAGGCGGGATACCTTCAGCTAATGGCGCCGTCGCCCGGGGAAGGGATTCATACCTTCTGAATTTGACTGTTTTTGTACTTTTCTTCGGGATCGGCTTGGCCTGACCGAATCTCTCGGTAATAAGACCATGCTGACCTCTTTCCAATAACTGTACTGCCGCAAAAGCTGCGGTGCGCGGTGATATGTCACCATAAACATTTGTATTTCCCATAAAAAGTTCCTCCTTATAGATTTTGGTTAATGGAACTCTTTATGGTTCTCGGTAGGTTTAAGTAAAATTATGATTGCTTTTTAAATGTTAT